TATAAAGATGAAGAAATGCCATCTAGTATAACTAGTTTAACTACAAAGCAAGGACCTTATTCACATGAAGAAATTTTAGAAATATTAGCCACTCCTGAGTGGACTGATCCAAACCCATATCCAAATTTATAGTATATGCCTTTAAATATAAGCGGAAGTGTTGTTAACTCTGGTATAGCTAGAACTCTTAACTATAAAAGTATAGTTACTAGAGGAATTATATTCCAAGCGGATGCTGGAGCACCAGATTCATACCCTGAAACAGGAACAACAGCTAATAGTTTAGTAGGTAATTATAGTGGTAATTTAATTAATGGTGTTGGATATAGCACATCAACTGGTGGTACTTGGACTTTTGATGGCACAGATGACTACATAGAATTCACAGGAACAGGAGCTATATTAGATGGATTATCATCGGCAACATTATCTTTTTGGGTAAATGCAACTAGATCAAATACCTTTGACCAGCTAGCAGGATGGAGAATGTCAGGAGGGATGGAGTTTTTTGTGCTATTATTAGATGGAGGTGGAGCAACAGTTAATACTGAAGCTAGACTTACAACAGCAGCTGGTGGCCCTTGGGACATAAACATTCCTTTCCAGTCATATTTTGGATCATGGGTTAATATAGCTTTTGTAGTTAGTTCAAATAGAACTGATTTATATATTAATGGTTCTAATGTTGGTTCTAATACAAGTAAAACTGGAGCTTTTAACAATAATGCTGGAAATTTATATTTGGGAGGATATTCAACAACATTCCCATCTCAGGCTAGTATAGCTAATGTAATAGCATATAATAGAGCATTAGCAGCTGCTGAAGTGACACAAAACTTTAATGCTCAAAGAGGTAGATTCGGAGTTTAAAATTAATATAATATGCCATTTAATATAGGAGGATATGTGTATAACGGAGGTATAGCTGATGCTTCTGACTATAAAAATATTATAACTAGAAGTTTAATATATAATCTAGAAGCAGGAGATGCTGGCTCTTACCCCCAAACAGGAACTACTTGGTTTGATACTAGTGGAAATAATTTTACAGCAAACTTAGTGAATGGTCCTACTTTTACAACTAATAATGAAGGAGGAATAGTATTCGATGGAAGTAATGACTACGCTTCAGGAAGTAATTTTAACATTAATACTAATGAATTTACTTTAGAGGCATGGATTAAACCAACAAACAAAAATTCTAACTATGGTATAATTGTTAAACCAACAGAAAATTATTTTTGGCCTTGTTATTCAATGTGGATAGATGGTGGGAACCTACAGGGTTATTATTCATCTGCTGTATATGGACAATGTTTAGAAGGAGCACACGGTACTGGAAATCCAATTACAACCAATGGCGCTTGGTATCATGTAGCTTTTTCTAAAGGAACAGCTGGTTATACTACAATGGCTTTATATGTTAATGGTGTTGCTAGTAGCTATAATAATTTTTTATATGGTACTCACATTAATACCTTAGCTACTAGTACAGTACCAACTTGGTTTGCTGTTTTAAATGATACAAATGTGCTTTTAAACTATTTTAATGGTACTATTGGTAGTATACGAATATATAGCAGACAATTATCTGCTGCTGAAATGCTACAAAACTTTAATGTACAAAGAAGTAGATTTGGTGTTTAGTCAATATTTATAATCATAAAAATAATATTTAAAAAAAACAAACATGGCAACAACATATTTCTGGACAATCAATCCACTGGAATGTTATCCGACAGCATCAGGAGAATCTGATGTAGTATTTACTGCACATTGGCAGTTACATGCTCAAGAAATTGTAAATGAAGTAACTTACAGCGCAGCATCAATTGGTACAGCAGCTGTTCCTTTACATTCAGGATCTGCATTTACTCCATTTGAGCAATTAACATTAGATCAAGTAACAGGATGGGTAACAGAATCATTAGGTACTGGATCTGTAGACGCAATGAAAGAAGGTTTAGCACAACAAATTGCTAACCAAATTGTACCTCCAGTAGTTACTCTTCAATCACCTTGGTTAACTCAACCAACTGGATCATTATAGTGGTCTATATACTTAAACAATTTTTACCTGATGCGGAAATCTGGGTTGCTAAACTAAATGATAGCGACCCAGAATACGCTTATCCTACTTTAGAAGAAGCGGAAACTGCTTTACCTTCTATACAAGACTTATACCCAAACAACAAATGTAAGGTATCATCTATCGTATAGTACTGATACTCCCCCATATTTATACTGGAATAATCCAAGTATAAAATGATTTTAGATAGCCCAATAATTAGCGGATCATCAACTGTTACAGGTGATTTAACCGTGTTAGGAACACTTATAGCTAACGTTTCTGGTTCATCCATTTCAGCATCTTATGCAACTAATGCTGAATTATTAGATGGTCTTGATAGTACATCTTTCACAACAACATCTTCATTTAACACTGTTAGTGGTAGTTTCTCTACTAGAGTAACTAACTTAGAAAGCTTTAGTTCATCATTAGATGCTACTTTTGCTACTGACGCTCAGCTAACAGCTGTATCTCAATCTTTTAGTTCTAGTTTATCTACTGTTAGTGAATCTTTATCATCTCGTGTTGCTAATAATGAGGCAACTGGATCAAGTTTAACTACAGCAAGTAGTTCATTTAGTACTCGTGTTACAAATACAGAGGCAACTGCTTCATCTTTAGTAACAGCAAGTGGATCATTTTCAACTCGTACAACAAATTTAGAAACTGCTAGTGGCTCATTTAGCACTAGAGTAACAAATACAGAGGCGACTGCCTCTAGCTTAACTACAGCTTCAAGTAGTTTTAGTACTAGAGTAACAAATAATGAAAGTAATATCTCTTCATTACAAACGGCTTCAGGTTCTTTCTCAACAAGAACAACAAACCTAGAAACAGCATCAGGTTCATTTAGTACTCGTACTACTAACTTAGAAACAGCATCAGGTTCTTTTTCAACAAGAGTAACTAATGCTGAAAGTAGTATTACTTCACTTAACTCTAAGACAGGAAGTTATGCTACTACAGGTTCAAATAGATTTATTGGTAATCAAACTATCACAGGTAGTTTGTTTGTGACAGAAAACCTAACAGTGTTAGGTTCTTCCTCAATCAGTTATGTGTCACAAAGCACACTTAACATAGGTACTAATTTAATCACTGTTAACGCTCAAAATCCTTCTATTCGTTTTGGTGGATTAGCTGTTATTGACTCAGGTTCATCTCCTCAAGTATCTGGATCTTGGTTATTTGATTCTGTTCAAGATAGATGGATAATGATCCATCAACAAACATCAGGAGGTACTTTAACAAGTTCTATAGCTATTATGGGTCCAGAAACCTATAATGATTTAGGAAATGAAACTACAATCACATTAAATAGACTTGTAAAAGGATCATCAGGAGCTAGTGGAGAACATATTAGTAACTCTAATATAAGTGACACTGGTACTGTTGTAAGTATTAATAGTAATACTCAAATTACAGGGTCATTAGTTACTAATAGTACAGCTTCTTTTGCAGGTAATGTTGGTATAGGTACTACAACACCAGTTACTAAATTAGACATTATAGGCAATCAAAGATTATTTCCTTCATCTGGTGATGTAAATTTATCATTAAGAGGATATGCTGCACAATATATAAATTTTACTGAGGCTGGAGTTGCAGATAGAGGTGTTATTGGTTTTGCTGTTAGCAGTGGTGATTTAGTTTATCGTTCTGGTGGATATGATATGTCTACTGGTACTGAACGTATACGTATAACTTCAGCAGGTAATGTTGGTATAGGTACCACATCTCCATACCAAAATCTTCAAGTATACCAAACAGGAACAGCAGGAAATAACTACGTTGAAGGTACTGTTCAAGTAGGAGGTACAAGCTCTACTTTAGGCGCAGCTTTAAGTTACGCAGCCCAAAATTCAGGATATGTTAATTTAGTTAACCTAAACACATCAGGTGGAGCAAACGCTAGAATAAGTCTTGGATTTGGAGCCATATCAAGTGGACTACCAGCTAGTACTGTAATGACATTAAATCAATCAGGTAATGTTGGTATAGGCACTACATCTCCAGGAATTACTTTAGATGTTAAATTTGATTCATCTTCAACAGATATCACAGGTTCAGGAGCATCATCTTTACGTTTATTAAATACACAAGCATCAAACACCAATAACTTCCATACTGGTATTTGGTTTAGATTAGATAATGGTATTAATAATAAAAACGGTTATATTAAATTAGTAAATGATGCTACTAATGCTGTTGGTGATTTTGCTTTTATACTTACTCAATCTGGAACTGAATCTGAAAGAGTAAGAATTAAAGGTAATGGTAACGTAGGTATAGGTACAAGTTCACCAGGTGCAAGATTACAAATTCAAGTTGATTCAGATTTTACAGGTGGAGTAAATTATACTACACCACACTTATTTGTAAGATCAGGTGCTTCTGCTGCTAGCGGAAATGTTACACGTTTAGCGCTTGGTATTTTTGATGGATCACAAGTTTATTTTGATGCTATTTGTACCTCAACAGGTGGGGGTGCTGCTGATTTAGCTATAGCAACAAGAAATGTTGGAGCACCTACTGAGAAGATGCGTATTACTGCAGCAGGTAACGTAGGTATAGGTACTACATCCCCATCAGCTAAATTAACAATAGATGATGCTTCAACTATAACAAATACTCAAATTGATTTAATAGGTAATAGCTCAACTCCAAAAGGACATATTGGTCAATTTGCTCATGCTTTATATTTAGCTTCCAATTATTATTATAACGGTTCTCAAAACAATGATAATAGTGGTTTTGGTCAAGCAGCTATTGTAATAGCTGCAAGTACAACAAATACTAGCACAATATCATTTGCTTTATCTGATGCTGGAGCAACTTCTCCATCTAATAAAGTATTAATTAATAGTGCGGGTAACGTTGGTATAGGTACTACAAGTCCTTATGCTAGATTGTCTGTTGTACAAGACATTACAACAACTGCAGAATTTGGTTCATTTGGTCAATTTACTGTACAAGGATCAACCAATGTAAATAAACTTTTAAGTTTTGGATTTAATACTGCTACTGATGTAGGGTTTATCCAAGCTATGGTGAATGGTACTTCATATAATAATTTATTGTTAAATGCGCGTGGAGGTAATGTTGGTATAGGTATTACAGCCCCAACATCTAGACTCCATGTCACTGGCTCAACAGATGCTGTTAGATTTGAAGGCTCAGGCTCAAATATATTCGCAGTAGATGGAACTTCAGGTCGTCTATTCTCAGTAGACGATGATTTAACTAATAGTTTATTTAGTGTAAATACAATTGCAGGTTTACCTGTGATTGAAGCATTTGCTGATAACACTGTTAGATTAGGTAAATATAGTGCTGCTAGTGGATCAGCAATGACAATTACAGGAAGCAATTATGTTTACATTAATACTCCAGTAAATCCAGTAACCGACAACGCTGTTCCTCAATTAGGTATTTTAGCAGGATCAGGTACTGATGCTATGAATATTAAACATATTCAAAACGGTAATAATACTTTAAATATTTGGCAAACAGGTACTACAAGCCATAATGCAATAGCATTCTATAAAGGTGATACTCAAACCAATAGAGGTCTTATTACAGTAACAACATCAGGTACAACATATAACTCTGTATCTGATTATCGTTTAAAAGAAAATATTACACCATTAGAAAATGGTCTAGATAGAGTATTACAATTAAAACCATCTAAATTCAATTGGATTGAAACTGGAGATGAATCTGAAGGTTTCATAGCACATGAACTACAAGAATACTTCCCAGATGCTGTGACAGGTGAAAAAGATGCTGTATATGAAAGCACAGGAAATATCAAACCACAGTCAGTAGATTATGGTAGAATAACTCCATTGCTTGTTAAAGCAATACAAGAATTAACAGCAAGAGTAAAAGAATTAGAAAATAAATAGACTATGTCAATAAGAAATAACCCAGGTACAGTCTCATCAAATTTAAGATTTGCTTATGATATAGCGGATACTAGAAACTCATACGCTGGAGAACCTACTACTAATTTAATAGCATATTCCCAACCAACAAATGGAGCATGGAATACTAATGGTGCTGGATCTATTATTACACAAAATTTTGGTTACTCTCCAATAGGGACTTTAAACTCTAGTTTAGTTCAAGATAACCAATCATCAGGAAATGCTCCTTTCTGTTATTATGCTGCTAGTGTTTCATCAAATACAATATATACTATTAGTGTTTGGGTAAAACCGTCCAAAGCTAATACTACTTGGGGATTATATGTGTATGAAATGTCACCTAATATTTCTTTAATAAATTCTGTTGGTTTTGGAACATTAACTCCTGGAGTTTGGACTAAAGTAAGTTTAACTGTGACTACAGACTCTAACGCTACTTCTTTCGCTCCCCATATATTAGCAGGAGCAGGACTTGCTAGTGCTGATGACACAGTAGAAATTTGGGGTGTTCAAGTTGAACAAAAAGATCATTCTACAACTACTATTCCAACATTTGGATCAACTCTTTCTCGTTCAGTAACAAGTTCATTATTTGATATAAGTGGATATAATGCTTCTTTAGATATGAGTAATGTATCTTTTAATTCATCTGGTAATCCAACATTTGATGGATCAAATGATTATATCACTGTAGCTCACGCTAATTCTCCTATAACAAATAAAAGCTATGAAATGGTTTTTAGACCTGATTCAATCCCAGCTTCAAATACATTTAGAAGCATTTGGCAAAAATCAGACAACTGGAATGGAGATACAGGTATATCAATGCAATTTATATACAATAACTTTACTTTTTCTTATGGCGCTTCTTGGGGAGGATCAGTCGCCTTAGCTCCTATTTCTAGTTATGTGACAGCAGGAAACTGGTATCACGTTGTTGGTACAGTGAGCGGAAATGGAGGAAGTGCTGCTATGTACATAAATGGATCTTTAGCAGGCACAGGTACAGCAGGAACACCTACAACAACAGTTGGCTTAACAATTGGTTTAGGTAATGGCGGTAGCCTTCTTGGTGACATACCTATTTTTAGAATGTATAGTGAAACCCTATCAGCAGCTCAAGTACAACAAAACTATTTAGCATATAAAAAACGCTTTGGAATATGATAGAAACACGCTACTTAATTATACCCACAACAATAACAGGATCGCTTAACTATAATCAGTTATTAGAATATGATACATCTACTCTTAGACTATCAATAGATGGTACTAAGACATTTGTAAAATATAACATAAATGATGTTACAGCTTCATACACACAAAGCTGGTATGATCCTATTTCACATCAATCTCAATCTATTACTATAGAAGCTGGAGTGTATGGTCGCCCGGATATTTACCCTTCAGGATCAGAATACACACATGAACAAATTTTAGTAATATTATCTAATAATGAATGGATTTTAATTCCACCAACAGAATAAAGTTATGGCTATACAATATGGACATGGACAAATAGTAACAACAGGTCTAACATACAGCATAGATGCTGGTGATAAAAATTCATATGCTGGTAGTGGTACTGCATGGAATGATGCTAGCGGATATGGAGCTACAGGTACTTTAACTAATGGTCCTACTTTTAGTAATGCAAATGGAGGTTATATTACATTTGATGGAACAAATGACTATACATCTTGTACAACTAATATAACATTAGGATCTGCTTTTAGCATGGATGCTTTTATCTATATAAATTCAAGAACTAATGGTGATATACTGGGTAGTTGGAATAACCCATTTAGATTTTTATGGAGAGTTAATACAAGTGGATTTCAATTATTAGCTTGGAATGGTGGAGGACCCTCTCAAGAAACAGTAGCTACTTCAGTTGTAAGTACTGGAACTTGGGTATATGTAGCTGTCACTTATGATGGAGCTAATGTTAGATTTTATAATAATGCTGTATTAACTGATACTAATGCTAGAGGATTTAGTGTAGGTAATTTTACAGCTATGCAAGTAGGAGCTAATACATACGATGGAGTTTACTTTAATGGTAGAATAGCAGGAGCTAAAATATATAATAGAACACTTTCCGCTATTGAATTACAACAAAATTTTACAGTCCAACGTAAACGTTTTGGAATTTAAAAATATTTATACAAAACAAGTCATAACAGATGTTAATACATAACGCACAAGTAACAGGTTCACTAACATTAAATGGTATAGATATTGGTGACATTACTGGTTCAGAAGTATCAATTGGTGCTTTAAACTCATTCTCTTCTTCAATAAACATATACACAGGCAGTAATAATACAAATATAAACGCTTTACAAACGTTTAGCTCAAGTATTCTAACATATACCGCGAGTAATGATTCAATAAATACTACTCAAAATAATCGTTTATCTTCGTTAGAAACAACTAGTGGATCATTAATAAATGCTTCATCTTCGTTTTCAACTAGAGTAACTAGTTTAGAATCATTTAGCTCTAGTTTAGATGCTACTTTTGCCACTGATGCTCAATTAACATCTTTAAGTAGTTCTGTAGCAGGAAGATTAACAACAGATGAAAGTACTATTACAAATAATAGTTCTTCATTTGCTTCTAGACTAACAACAGATGAGTCTAATATTTCTTCATTACAAACAGCTTCAGGTAGTTTTAGTACTAGAGTTACAAGTAATGAAAGCAACATTACATCTCTTAATTCTAAGACAGGTAGCTATGCTACTACTGGATCAAATAGATTCCTAGGTACTCAAACTATTACAGGTAGTTTATTTGTAACAGAAAATTTAACTGTATTAGGCTCATCATCAATTAGCTATGTATCACAAAGTACTTTAAATATTGGTACAAACTTAATCACAGTAAATGCTCAAAATCCATCAGTTCGTTTTGGTGGATTAGCAGTAATTGATTCTGGATCATCACCTCAAGTTTCTGGTTCTTGGTTATTCGACTCTATTCAGAATAGATGGATAATGATTCATGAGCAAACTGGAGGTGTAGTAACAAGCTCAATCGCATTGATGGGCCCTGAGACATACAATAATCTAGGTAGTGAGACTACAATCACATTAAATAGACTTGTAAAAGGATCAGCTGGTGCTAGTGGTGAGCACGTTGGAGATTCCAACATAAGTGACACTGGTACTGTTGTAAGTATTAATAGTAATACTCAAATCACAGGGTCATTAGTTATTACAGGACCATCTACATTTAATAATAGTATAACAGCAAGTGTAATAACTACATCTGTAGCAAGTGGTAATGGTTCTTTATATATAAATAATGCTTCATTAAGTAATAAATTTTGGACCGCGATACCTGTAACAAATGAATCAGAAACTGATTTACAATGGTATTATGGAGGTACAGGAGCTGGAACTAAAGTAACTTTTGCAAATAATGGAAATGTAGGTATAGGTACTACATCACCAACAAGAGAAATGGTACTTTATCGTTCAAGTGGTGAAGTACATTTTAAATTGGCTAATGGTACAACAGGTGAAAGTATAACAGATGGCTTTGATATGGCTATTGATAGCAGTGGTGGAGCGTATCTAATTAATAGAGAAAATCAACCAATGTATTTTTTCACTAATGGCTCTGAACGCATGCGAATAACCGCTGCGGGTAATGTAGGTATAGGTACTACATCACCAGTAACTTTCGGTACAAGAAATTTAGATGTTAATGCTGGCAGTGGTGGTGCAGCATATATTGTAGCAAGAGCAAATAGTAACGCAGGAACAATTGAATTAGCATTTGATACAGATGCCGGGTATTTAAGTACAAAATCTAATCATCCATTGATATTTCGTACTAATGATACTGAACGCATGAGAATAAGTGGTAGTTTAGTTGGGATTGGAACAACTAGTCCACAAAGAGCTTTACATATTAGCGGCACAGGAAGTAATGCAGAATTTGAACTTACTAACACAGCAATGGCATCGGGTGCTAGAAATTTTAATATTTGGGGTTACCCAACAGATGGAACTTGGAATATTAGAACTCTTACTGATAACTCAGGTGCACAAAGTGTAAATTTTGTAAGTTTCTTAGCCTCCTCAGGAGCAGCTACATTTAATAGTAGTATTACTACAACTGATTTAAGATTTTTAAACGCCGCATATATTACAGCAGATAGTGATGATTCTGGTACTAATCCTATAGTGTTTAGAAATGGTGCTGCTGGTGAATTAGCACGCATAACAAGTGGAGGTAATGTAGGTATAGGTACAACATCACCAAGTTATAAATTAGATGTAAGTGGGACAGGTAGATTTTCTACTGAATTAAGAATCACAGATGTTCCTGCTAGCGAGTATGCTATTAAAACTATTCCTGCTGATTGGGCAAATGGATCTACAATTTTCACAGGAATTAAAATTGGAGCAGCAGCAGATACCTTCGCCGCTGGTATTGATTTAAGAGCAATTTCAAATTATGCTTCAACAGCAGGTACTCAATTTGCTATAGCTGTGAATAATACATCTAATACCATGACAGAAGCTTTGCGTATTAACGCCGCGGGTAGTGTTGGTATAGGTACTACATCACCTCTTGGTAATTTAGATGTATCTACATCAGGAAATACATCAATAAACATTACAGCAGGAAGTACAGGATTATCAAGATTAATTTTTGGTACTACATCAGGAAACAATAGAGGATTTATTGATTATGATAATACTTCTTCTGTTAGAGCAATGATTTTCCGTACTAATGAGTCTGAGGCAATGCGTATAACAAGTGGAGGTGACGTAGGCATAGGTACTACATCTCCAGCATATAAATTAGATATTGTTGGTGCCACTAGAGTCAGTGGTAACACATACTTTAGCAACACTTTATTTTCAACATCAGGAGGTCAGGTTGGTATTAACAATTCCTCTCCCACTTCTGGTTTTTCTTTAGATGTTAGAGTAGGAGGTAATACACATGCTGCTTATTTTGGAGGTAATGTAGGTATAGGTACTACATCACCCTCTAGAAATTTTTCACTAGTTGGAACAAGTCAACACGAAAGAATTTATGGATATGGTAATAATGTATTATCAATTCCTAACTCTGTTTCATTTGGCACTGTATGGATACATTTAGGTACATGCGGTGCATTTACAACAGATAAGATTTATTATCGTATCGGAACTAATACTTCAGAAGAAGAAGGTGAAATCACTGTATCAAATACTTGTTCTTTACCTTTTATACAATGGCAACGAAATACTTACAATGCAATGGTTATTCAAGTGAGAGCAAGAATGACAGGCGGTTGTGGACAATGTCAGGTATGGATGCAAGTTCGTTATGGTAGTGATTACGGAGGATCAAATACAACATTTCAGTGGCAAGCATACAATGGTACTGACAGTGGATTTGCTGTTGTTAATACCATAGGAACTCCTGGAACAGGAACTAATGAGAAATCCATAACAGGTTCTGAAGGATATTTCTATGCCAACTCAGGCACTATAACTGTCGCTGATAATATAGGAATAGGAACTACATCACCAGGTGAGAAATTAGAAGTTGTAGGTGGTAATATTGTAATTCCAAATGGAAATTATTATAGAGCTAGATTTAGTGGTGGTTCAGCAACTCCTCAAGATTTAATTGGAATGAACTCTAATAATATTATTAGAGTAGGTGATTTTACAAGTTCATGGAATACACATTTAGGGGGTGCATCTGCTATTCAATTTCTAATAGCAAACTCAGAAAGAGCTCGTATTGATAGTAATGGTAATCTTGGCATAGGTACTACATCCCCAGGCTACAAATTACATGTTAATGGAGGAGCAACTGATACAACATTAATGGTTCAAAATACTGGTCAAAACGCTGTTAGGTTAAGACTTACAAACGAAGAAAGAGACTTTATATTAACAAACAACCCAACAGATGATTTATTATCATTTTATTATGCTGATTTAAATAGATTACAGTTTAATACAACAAATCAATGGTTTCCTAATGGTAATGTTGGTATAGGTACTACATCCCCAGGATGTTCTTTAGATGTAGGATCAAGAACAGATGCAATACGTTTACCAAACGGAACTACAGCACAAAGACCATCCTCTCCTACAGCAGGTATGGGTAGATTTAATACATCAACAACTAGAACAGAATTCTATAATGGTACTGTTTGGGTGAATGTAGGAGGAAGTGGTGATGGTTCAACCTCATCTTCTCCAGCTACATCAGCTAAAGCTATTAAACAAATAGTAGGTAATCCAACAAGTGGAGTTTACTGGTTACAAATACCAAATGTTAATAGTGGTAATGCTTTCCAATGTTATTGTGATTTTACAATGGATGGTGGTGTTGGATATGCAATAATATTCAATCAATATTTTACAGGAGCTGAAACTGGTCCTAGTAATACAAGCTTTGCTAGTTCAACAATATCAACAGCAGGATGGGATACTGAATATCAAATTAGCCCAACTGCAATGATATCAAATTATGGAGTAACAAAATTAGCTGTTTTTGCAAGAACAGGAGGTAGCGCTGCGGGTGGTATTACAGGAGCTTCTTATTTTAACTGGGTTGCATTTACAGGACCAACCACAACACAATACAATTTAATATTTACAAACAAATATAACTCTACCCAATTCACAGGAACTTTTAATAGTTCAGATGGTAATACAGGTACTGCTTATTTCCCTAATTCCCACGGTTCTACAGGTGGTGTAATGCAAATAACAAATGGAACAACAGTAAATGATAATATTCTTTATGAATATAACCCTGATGGAGGAACAGATCCAAATCACTTCTGGATGGTTGCTAATGGTAGAGTGGGAGATGTTTACTGGGTGGTTAATAACCGATATGGTAGCAGCACTGGTAATGTAATGTACAATAGATGGGGTGGTGTAGCAATATATTAAAATAAATTAAAATGGAAAAAACAGCATACAATTATTATTTAGAAGCAGAAAACAAAGAACAGTTTATCACTGATAAAACTATTGAATGGAATTTACCTGAAGGAGACTTAATAAAAATATTAGAAAATCAGTGTAAGGATAAAAAAGCAAAAGAATATCCTAAAATAGGAGAACAATTAGATTTATTATGGCATGATATTAATAATGGTCTTTTTGGTAATAATGCTAAAACAAGTGAGTGGTTCGCCGCTGTTAAAGAAGTAAAAGATAATAACCCAAAACCTTAAAATATTTACATAATATAAAAATAAATTTGGTTGTTTTCTAAACTTACTATATATTTATATATATAAAACAAAAATTAAATAAAATGGCTTTAATTATTATCTTATTAATTGCTGCTGTAGTAGTAGCATTTGTTATTAACAACAAGAAAAAAGAAACATCAGTAAATCATGTTGAAGAGTTAGCTCCTGAATCAACTCCACCACCAACTATTATGGCGGAGATAGCTAAAAAACCAACTGAGAAAAAACCAGTAGCTAAAAAAGCACCTGCAAAAAAAGATGTTAAAAAACCAGCGAAAAAATCTAAATAATATATATGGAAAAAGTTACATTAAAATTACATGAGTTTTATGCTTTAGAAGCTGAACTTAATGGTGTTGTGAATAATCAGACTGGTGAAGTACTTTCTAAAGGCTTACTAACTGAAAAAATTAAGTTATCAACTAAATATTGGTTATCAGATTTAGCTAAAAAAGTAACAACTGAAAAAGAATCTGTTGAGAAACTTAAAGAAGAATTAATTAAAAAACACGGTGAAACTGACGAAACTGGTAATATCAGTATTCCAATGTATATCAACGTTGTTACTAATGAAGAAGGTGAAATAACAAGCAGAGAAGTAAATCCAAAGTTTGTAGAATTTCAAAATGACTTCAATACACTTTTACAAGAAGAAAAAGAATTAGAACATAAAGAATTTAAACTCGTTGATTTTGAAAATGTAGAATCAGAAGGAGTTTATGTTACTTTCTTTAAACTTGTAAAACCTGAATAATGAGTGAAGTTAAAAAACTAACTATTGAAGAGTTAGACGAAATTAAAAAGATTAAAGCTAGTTACAACGATTTAGCTATATCATTAGGTGAATTAGAGATTGAAAAATCTCGTTTACTTGAATACCGTAAAAATTTAAGCGACGCTGAATTAGTTTTAGCTAAAAAATTACAAGATAAATATGGTGAAGGTTCTATTAATCTTGAAACAGGTGAAGTAAATTCATAATATGTATTGTTAGGTGTTAGGAGTTAATATAGAAGAGAACCTCGGCAGTAATTGCCGGGGTTTCTTCGTTTTATAAATTATCTTACATATTTATCATTAGACAAAATCTATTCAAAACATGGCGCAAGAAACATTAATTTCTCCAGGTGTACTAACACGTGAGAATGACTTATCTCAAATAACCCAATTACCTCCAACTGTGGGTTTGGCATTAGTAGGTCCGACTGTTAAAGGTCAACCGTATATCCCAACTGTAGTTACTTCATATAGTGACTTTAAAAACAGATTTGGTGGTTCATTTATTAGCGGAGGTGCTAATTATGAGTTTTTAACAAGCATTGCTGCTTACAACTACTTTTTACAAGGTGGTGAATCAATTTTAGTAACAAGAGTACCAAGTGGTTCATTCACCGCTGCTACAGCTAGTTGTGCTACAACTGCTAGTACAAGTGGAATTCCAGGTAACAGTGGATTTACTGCATCGTTTGTTTTAGAAACAATCAATGTTGGTACAATGAACAACAACACTAGTTCTTTATTAAGTAATGGTGCTTTAGCTACTGGAACTCAAGATAACGTTAAGTGGGAAGTATCAAATGTAAATTTACAACAAGGTACTTTCACAGTATTAGTTCGTCGTGGTGATGACAATACAAATACTAAAGTTGTTTTAGAAACTTATTCTAATGTATCTTTAGATCCATTACAACCTAACTATATCGCCGCAGTAATTGGTGATCAATCAAGAACTGTATCTTATGATGTTGATATGGGTGGATATTATATTCAATTATCTGGTAGCTATCCAAACAATAGCCGCTATGTAAGAGTTAAATCTGTTAGAGATACTCCATCATATTTTAATAACGTAGGTGGTGTTGCTACAGATTCAAATAACCAAAGCTATTCAGCTTCATTACCTCAAATTGGTAGTGGTTCATTTGGTGGTGCATTTAGTGGTGCTATTGGTAATGACATTCCATTTATTGGAAACAGTTTATTCCAAAACAACTCAGCTACTGCTCCTCAAGGTGTTCCAGTTGCTAACTATGCTACTGCAAGTAACATTTTAAGTAACAAAGATGATTATGATTATGAATTACTAATCACTCCAGGTTTACAACAAGCTGATCACGCTACAGCTCAAACAAATTATATTTCAAATGCTGAAGAAAGAGGTGATCATTTCTATATTATGGATTTAACTCCATATGGTTCAACTATTAACACTCCAGTAACTGAAGCACAAGGTTTAGATACTAACTATGCTGGTGCTTATTGGCCTTGGGTTCAAGTTGTATCTCAAGAAACTGGTAGAAACGTATGGGTACCTGCTTCAACAATTATGGCTGGTGTTTATGCTTTCAACGATAATGTAAGTGCTGAATGGTTTGCTCCTGCTGGTTTAAATCGTGGTGGTTTAGGTGGTGTTATTCAAGCAGAAAGAAAATTATCTCCAACAAATCGTGATAATTTATATGCTGGTAAAGTTAACCCAATCGCTACTTTCCCTAACGTAGGTGTTACAGCATTTGGTCAAAAGACATTACAACAAAAAGCTAGTGCTTTAGATAGAATTAACGTTCGTAGATTATTAATTGCTCTTAAGCGTTACATTGGTAATGTTTCTAAGACATTAGTATTTGAACAAAACACAACTGTAACAAGAAACAGATTCTTATCTCAAGTTACTCCATACTTAGAAAGTGTACAACAAAGACAAGGTTTATATGCTTTCAGAGTAGTAATGGATGACACAAATAACACTCCAGATGTAATTGATAGAAATCAATTAGTAGGTCAAATTTACTTACAACCAACTCGTACAGCTGAATTTATCTTATTAGATTTCAACATCTTACCAACTGGTGTAGAATTTGGAAGTTAATAAAATTATAATTTAAATAATGGAAAATAAAAAAATAAAAGAATTCAAGGACGACGCAGCAGCCGATACTTCGGTTGCTGGCGTTGGCCCTTCTTTAACAAAAATAGCATCAGCAGTAACTAATGTAAAAGATTACTCTAGAGTGATTGAAGCATTAATGATGTGGCTAAAAAATAAAAAAGGTTCTCAGTTATCTGGTCTTGATAGTAACCCAAACTATAAAATGGTATTGAGTTACTTAAATAAAATGCAATCAGACGCTGAAACTGAAAAGAAACCAGTTGAAAATCCAGTTGCGCAAAAATAATAACTATTAATATTTATATAAAATAACAATACAATGGCAGTATTAGATCCTACCGAAATTATGTTCACCGCTTTTGAACCAAAAGTTCAGAATCGCTTTTTAATGTATATTGACGGTATCCCTTCATATTTAATTAGAAAAGCTTCAACTCCGTCTTTCAACGCTGGTGAAATCGTATTAGATCATATCAACGTTTACCGTAAAGTAAAGGGTAAAGTTCGTTGGAATGATATGACTTTAGAACTTTATGATCCTGTAACTCCAAGTGGCGCTCAAGCTGTAATGGAATGGGCTCGTTTGGCTCACGAATCAGTAACTGGACGTGATGGCTATAGTGATTTCTATAAAAAAGATTTACGTTTAGACATTTTAGGTCCTGTTGGTGATGTAGTTGGTGAGTGGATAGTTAAAGGTTCTTTTGTTAAAGAAGCTAACTTTGGTGAATACGATTGGGCTAACGAAGCATATGTTTCAATCAGCTTAACAATAGCAATGGATTATTGTATCCTGAACTACTAATCGTTCATCCATATATTTAATAAGAAAGTCATCCGAGAGGATGACTTCTTTTATCTTTGTATATTTATATATATAAAAACAATATAAACGTTATGGAACAAAAGTTTAAGTATCCTACTGAACAAATCGATTTACCTTCTAAAGGTTTAATTTACCCTCCTGAATCACCATTATCAAAAGGTGTTATTGAAATGAAGTACATGACTGCAAAAGAAGAAGATATTCTATCTAATGCTAACTTTATTCGTCAAGGAACAGTTATTGATAAGTTATTACAATCAATGATTGTGACAACAGGTATAGACTATAATATGTTATTAAATGGTGATAAAAACGCTATTTTGATAGCAGCACGTATTTTAGGATATGGTAAAGATTATGATTTTACCTTTGTTGATCCTAATACAGGTAGAGCTGAAAAAGCTACTGTTGATTTAACAACATTAGATACTAAGAAAATCGATGAAAGTCTATTCACACCAGGTAAAAATGAATTTAATTTTGAATTACCATTCTCTAAAACTATGGTTACATTCAAGTTATTAACACATGGTGATGAGCAAAAAATAGATAAAGAAATTAAAGGTTTAGAAAAAATCAATGCTCAAGGTTCATATGATGTTACAACTCGTTTGAAACACACTATTGTAGCAGTTAATGGTGATAGAGAAACAGCAGCGGTTAGAGAATTTGCTGAAAATATGTTAGCTAGAGACGTAAAAGCTTTACGCGAACAGATTAACAAAGTAATGCCAGATGTTGACATGAAAGTTAACGCGGTTAAATCTAACGGCGATGTAGTGGAGGGCATCGATTTACCAATTGGGGTTAGCTTTTTTTGG